AGTATTCGTCCGGCACATTGACCTCCAAGATCGAGGACAACGAAGACACGCTTGCGTCTTTGGGGAACTCCCCAACCTTGTGCATCAAGTCCTCTCCAAGCGATAGAGGAATGATCTCCCAAGACAAATCCGGTGTGTGGCCATTTTTGCCGTCCTTGCTTGTCTTCCGCATATCGAGGAACGCTATCGTTTCCCTCGCAGATTTTCCAGAGAGTTTCAATGACTGTTCGGAAGTCTTCTCCCTGTGTCGAGCTAAAAGCTCCATAAACATTTTCCCAAATGACGATTTGAGGAAATCTCCCATTGGTGGCACACCTCATTTCCTGAACAACTCGGATTGCTTCAAAGAATAGAGAAGACTCCTGACCAGCAAGACCCTTACCATTCCCAGCAATCGAGAGGTTTTGGCACGGAGAGCCGAAGGTGATAACATCGACCGGCTCGATTTCTGCGCCGTTCATCTTGGTAATATCGCCAAGGTGAACCATCTTGGGGAAACGGGACTGTGTGACAGCTTTCGGGAAAGGCTCAATCTCACTTGCCCATGCCGGGATAATACCGACCGCAGAAGCGGCAAGCGGACAAGTCCCGCTGCCATCAAACAGACTGCCTAACTTCACTTCGACACCTCCTGTTCGATGAATTTACAACCGCACTTGCGGTAGGTGGTACACCGCTTTTTGTAGCTTCGCACGAGGTATTGGATACCATCGTCCACATAATCATAGGCGATAGGTTCTCCCTTTCCCTCGAAGGTGCGAGCGATACGACCAATGCTCTGAGTTATCACAGCATAGTCTTTCTGCGGTGTAGTCAGGTACAGACGGTCGAGCCGAGGAATATCCAGCCCCTCTTTCGCCAGAGAGTAAGTGGCGAACAGATACCGCTTGCGTCCCTGCCGCATTTCCTCAATGGCCTGCTCCCGGAGAGCCTTGGCTTTCTTCGTGGTCATCTTCCCATCAATCATGACCGCCTGTTTTCTCAGGTCGGGCGGAAGCCTGTTCATCAGGGTTTCCAAATGCGTCAGCCGATCAGAGAGAATGAGATTGTAGTGATCTCGGTTTGCTACGAGGTCAGCGACAATCAAGTTATTTCGGGGATAACGGTCAGCGAGGAAATTGACCAACTTGGCATAGATGATCGTACCGTCCGTGTCCAAAAACTCACGGCTGAGTCCTTGATGGGTAGCACGAGGTAGAACGCTGACGGTCATGATCTTGTCTTTCACCGCTTCCTCCGGCACCTGATAGGCAATCCCACCCAGCAGAGCGTAGGTGGCGGCAATCATACCGTCTGCCCTGTGAACCGTGGCAGACAAGCCGTATTTATGCCGAGCTGCCAGAGCGTTCAGCACCTTTGAGAACTGCGTCATAGCGGTTGGGGTTCCGGCTACACGGTGACACTCGTCCACGATGATACAATCCCAAACATCACGATACTGGCTCAGATCGAGGTTGCACATGGTCTGTACCGTTGCGAAGGTGATTGCTTTACCGATTTGAACCCTACCTTCGGTGATCGTGCCAGTCAGAGAAGGACTCATGTACTGCTCCGCTCGGCTTTTGCTCTGTACGAGCAAATCCCGTGTATGGGTCAGCCAGAGTGTCCTTCGACCTGTATCTGCCGCAACAGCAATTCCGATCTGTGTCTTACCGCACCCCGCAGGGGCTTGAAGAATACCGTAGTAGGCAGCTATCAGGGCTTCCTTGGCTTCTACTTGGTAGTCATAGAGCGGAATGATGCAACCGAAGTCCACCTCGGTCGGTGTAGGAAGATTGACCTTCATGTTGCAATCGTCCATCGCCAGCACATCATTCAGACAACCATAGGGGAGAACCAGTGTGTCACCGTCCCATTGGAACAGGTACAACTTCTCAGGGGTGTTGCCGACCCAAAAGTGCATACGAACTTTCTTGGCGTACTCAGGATTGGGAAGGATAAGCTGCTTCTTGCACCATGTAAGCAACTGCTCAGACGGGTTTTCAATTCGAAGCTGGTTGCCAACAGTTACTTGCATTGGGACACCCACTCTCCGAGTGTGATACCGTATCGCCTAATATCGTTGGCAGATAGCACAGTTCTCAAAACGGACAATTCCAAAAGCGTAGAGAAGGAGATAAATCGAACTTCACCGGTTATCAACCTAATTGCAAACCAGCCCTCTCCATTCCCGGTTTCCTTCCAGAGCGTCATAGCGGAAAACTGGTTTTCTTCGATACGCTCCATCTTAAAAATGTTCTTGGAACAATCCTTACAGTCAATGGGATAGCTGACACCGTTTCGAGCCGCAATTACATCGAACGGCTGACCTTGACTGTTCTGAGCGAGATTGTGCGCCCAAAAGCCGCAACCCGACAGGCTCAGGCATAAGTCTCTTTCAAAGCCAGTGCCAACCTTGCGATTGACATTCATGTTTTCACTCCTTTCACCGCCCCTGACGGGGCGGGATTTACGAGATACCCGATCAAATGCAGAAGCCGAAGGACACGCCAGAGGAGTAGCTGGCGCTGTAATAGTTGGCGTCGCCGTTGTTGTTCACATAACAGAAGGAGTTGGTGTCGCCGGAACAAGGAGAACGCTCCCATCTCCAATCCCTCTCACCATTCTGCTTGCACTTGCCATAGGGCGTGTTCTCTCGCTTGTACCACTCGTACCACTTACCCTCACCACCGCAGGAATAAATCTTGCGACCGAAGACCTCCTGCTCAGAAAGAACGAACAGCTTGTCAATGGAAGGAACCAGCATTTCGTTCTTACCGCTCTTGGCGGTGATCTTCACAACAGGCTTGATGACCGCTTTCAGATCGGCGGGAAGCTGCTTCTCGAAGAAGTTGCCGTTGAGCTTGGCACGGAGATAGGAAGCGTCCCAGCCGCCCTCGTTGGTAGACTTCTCATTCATGGGAATGTCACCGTCAAGGGTTTCCACGGTTTCAAAGGTGATATGAACCAGACTGCCGTCCCTTGCGTAGTCATGGTTAAACCCGATGATACGGGCAGTCAGGTAGGAGCCGTCAGCCAGACGGAACTTCTTGGTATCACCGACCTCAAACATCTTGTCGGCAAGGCCGAAGGAGGAATACATATTGATCTCGTCCCAAGAACAGTCTTCCAGCTTGCAGCGTTTCGGAGAGGGGCGACCGCCGAACATGACACCATACACAGAATTAAGGTGAAGTTTGACGGTATCGGTATCCACATAGCCCGTAGGCATAAGGGTTTCGATCATCTTCTTCTGAGAAGCGATGGTTTTCTCCATCTTCTCGAACTCGTCAGCGAGTTTCGCAATCGTGCTATTCATAAAGTTCTCCTTTACAAAGTGATAGGTTCTGATATAATCAGATTGAGCTTTTACGCTTGCCGTTGATGGAAGTACCAGTTCCGTCAGCGGCTCTTTCTTTTTCTCGGCGGGGCGGGATAAAACGCACCAGACAGCTCACAGAACAGCCAGAAGCAGCCAAGGCCGATACCCATGCGAACCATGCCTGCGCCGAGAGCCATCGTGTCCTGCTCTACCGCACCAACGACACCCAACAGGTAGAAAAACGAGAGAAATGCCAATACTCCAAATACCTTTTTCATTATCTGTTCCTCCAAACCATAGGTTTCCATTGATACGGTGTTCCGTACTTCTGTTCATACCAGCTTTCGAACTGCTTGCGGTTCGTTTCGTCCTTGAAAAACTCTCGGACAGATCGAGCAAGGAGTGAGCTGAACGCTTTGGCCTGTCCTCGCACTTCCGGGGCAAATGCACTGTCGCTCATGATACACCGCCGATCTGCCGCTCGTACCAGTCCAGAATGTCGATAGACTCAGTGATGATCTTGTCCACAGAAGGGCCGTTACGAGTTCCTGCGAGAATTGCACTCAGGACAGGGCCGTTCGTTTCAATCCCCCGCTTTCGGAGCATATCAATCAGCCATGCAAACGACAGGTGATTGATGCTCAGGCGATAGCGAATTTTCTCACGCTCTTTCACAAAACCTCTCCTTTCTTTGAATTGAGAACAATATTTATTGACAACCAGTGGGCGTAATGGTACAATTTACTTGTCAAACAATTAAACCATTGACCACAGCAACCGCCGAAAAAAGAAAACCTTTCGGGGGTCGGGTTTTTGTTGTCAAAATCTCTTGTTCACAATTCAGAGTATATCGCAGTTTTCTGCGAATGTCAATGGTATTTTCGCAGTTTTCTGCGAATTATTTTTAGGAGGTGCTATATGAATATTGAATTGACAGTGGAGAGAATCAAAACTCTCAGTAAAACTAAGGGGTTTAAGACCAAGTACATTTGTAAAAATCTTGGCGTTCGGGATAATTATTTTACAGATTGCAAAGCGAAAAAACTGATAATCCCAGATGATATTCTAAAGCCACTGGCTATTATGCTTGACACCTCTATTGACTATTTGAAAGGCGAAACAGATGACCCTCTCTTTCACTTGTCCTCTGTTGGTTTGACCACCGAACCTTATGAAAAGAATTGCAAGCGACCTATTTTTGGTCATGCGTCCGCAGGAAAAGGTGTCATCGCTCAGCAAGAAGCATTGGGGTATGAACAAGTTGACCCCGAATATGACTGTGATGATTGTTTCTGGTTACAAGTTGACGGAGATAGCATGTCGCCAGTCTTAGACGATCACGATTTAGTGCTGGTTAAAAAGGATACACCTCCCGAAACAGATACTCTTATGGTTGTCATTGTTGATGACGAAGAAGGATTTGTTAAGAAAATCAGTATTGATGAAGATACTGTGACCCTTCGTTCTTTTAACCCACACTATCCTCCCCGTGTTTTTGGCGGTGTTGAAATTGGACGATTGCGCTTTGTCGGTAGAGTCATGGAGCTAAAAAGGAGATTTGCATGAAAAAATTTCCAATCGACCTCTCCTGTCTGACAGAGGAAGAAATCTCTCAATTTCAGGAAGACCCATATACGCTTTACAACGGCGATCAAGATGTTGCTCTCTATCTTCGGTATAGCTCCACAGGTCAAAGTGACCAATCCATTGAAGGGCAACTTCGTGACTGCCGTGCCTTCTGTAAAGCAAACCACTACCGCATTGTAGCAATCTATGTTGACCGAGCAACGACCGCTCGCAAAGATGTGGAAAAGCGGGTTCACCTCATGGAAATGGTTGCGGATAGCGCAAAGCAGAATTGGGAATATGTCATCGTCTGGAAGCTCGACCGTTTTGCTCGTAACCGCAACGATAGCGCAATTATGAAAATGCGTCTGCGGAAGAACGGCGTGAAAGTCCTCTCCGCCACAGAACACCTTACCGACAGCCCTGAGAGTATCATCTTGGAGTCCGTGTTAGAGGGTATGGCTGAGTTTTTCTCTGCCGAGCTGTCACAGAAGGTCACGAGAGGTATGCGTGAGTCTGCCTTGAAGTGCCACAGTGTAGGCGGTCATATTCCCCTTGGGTACAAGGTGGAAAATCACAAGCTGGTCGTTGACCCTGACACCGCTCACATCGTTCAAGAAGCGTTCTCTCTTTACGCCAACGGTGAAAGCGTAGCTGATATTTGCAGAAAGTTTAACTCTGCCGGATATAAGACCGCCAAAAACACGGAGTTCAACCGCAGCAGCTTTAAGGCCATGTTCCGTAATACTCGCTATATCGGCACTTATACCTACAAGGATATTGTCATCGAAAATGGTATTCCCGCCATCATTGATAAGGAGCTGTTTGAAACGGTACAGCGGCGGCTTTCTAAGACCGCCACAGCCCCGGCAAGGGGCAAGGCTAAGGTAGATTACCTCTTGTCTGGAAAGCTGTTCTGCGGTCATTGTGGGGCTTCTATGAACGGTGAAAGCGGAGCCGGTAGACATGGCAAGGTCTACCACTACTATTCCTGTTACACCAAAAAGAGAAAACTTGGGTGTGACAAGCGGCCTTTGAAAAAAGATTATATCGAAGGGATAGTAGCCCGTGACGCTCTCAACCTTTTGACCGATCAACTCATTGATGAAATTGCAGACATGGCAATTCGACAGAGTGAACAGGATTTGATAAACGACACTCACATTCCGCAGTTGACCACTCAGTTATCAGAAGTTGAAAAATCAATCATGAATATCACCGCTGCCATTGAAAAGGGTATTGCTTCCGAAACATTGATGAACCGACTTGTCCAACTCGAACATGAGAAGAAGACACTCAACAAAGAAATCAAAGCTGAGGAAAAATTCGTCTATCGGATTGACCGTGACCAAATTGTATTCTGGTTGAGCCAATTCAAATATGGAAACATCGAAGACGAAGATTTCCGCAGGCGGCTCATTGATTTGCTCGTCAACTCCGTTACAGTGTGGGACGAACCTGACGGGTATAAAATCACTACCGCATATAACCTAACCTCTTGCAAAACCAAGACTTTCCGGGTAGAAAAGAACCCCGCCGCCGAAGAAGCGACAGGGTTCGATTTTGGGGAGTCTGAGTGTACCAAAAGTCCTCGAAATCGTCTGATTTCGAGGACTTTTGCTTTTCATAAGTTGCTATTTTTGGGTGT